TGACAAGTTCCATCTAAATGCGGTTCTTTAGTAGTTATATAACATCTTTGGTTTTGTGATAGACTTCTAAAATGCAATGAATTCATAATACTTCTAACCAAAGATTGAAGCTTACTAGCACCTGCGCTAACGCTATGATCTTCATCATCGATAAACTTTTTATTATAAACAAGCTTTTTCTTGCCACTCTTAAGAGTTATAAGCTTTTGTCTATGATACTCGCTTGGCAAGGTAAAAACTGCAAAAATAGGGCAAAGACCTTGACCTTGAGCATAATCATTAAGGCTAGCTACTCGGTTATTAAGTTCAGCAATGTATCTGTTTGAGTTATGCCAGCTAGAAAAATAAAAATTTGAGTAAGGAACATACTCGCCATTTATCATAAAGAAATTACTATCAAGAAATTTCTTTTGATTTTCTAGCTTAGTTTTTAAAAAGATTTTATCGGTTTCACTAATACCATACATCTCATTCCTTTAGGTTACACACTTATATTATATATAGCCAAGAGCGCACGCTCATTCCCCACTTCGTGGGGCCCCTTTTGCGTTGCGCGCTGCGCTCGTCAAATAGCGCTCAAGAGCAAGGTGCTTATCTGCTGGATCATAATAAAACTCTGAAAAAATATCTTTCTCAGATGGTAGCATAGTGATAAATATACTAAAGCTATAATCGCTAGTCTTTTCGCTTTTATACGTCGTTATATCGCCAAGAATAGGAATATTTTCAATAAATGGAATAGTCTTTGTTGATTTAATTGTTTCTTTGCTATTAATACCGCCTATAAGAAAAGAATTTGTATCAGTAAGATATACATTTGTTTTTAAATGCCTGCTTGAAATTCTAGGGGTCAATGTATCATCAAGCAAATTTTCAATATATAGATCCAAAGTAAAACTAACACTATCATTAGTAATCAAGACACTTGAAATATAAAGCTTTAAACCAACATCTTGATATTCAACTTGGTTGGTAGTGATGCTTTGACTATTTTGAATATCGATTGATGATTTTTGAATAGGTGTTTTTATAACGCTCTCAATTACGCTATCTTTATTATCGATAACAGTAACTCTAGGATTATAGATCAGATCAGAAACGCCCTTTTCTTTAAGTAAATTTATAAGACTGGTGACGGAATCTTTATTCACTTTGGTGCTATCGACCGTAAGAACGTTGGTAATAATTTTAAAATAAAAATGATCTAGTGGGTTTAAAAGAGATTCTATACGTGGGCCAATTTCTTTAAGCTTTGTGTTATCTGTGCTAATAATAGTAAAGCTAAGCTGTCGTAATTGATAGCTAGTATCAAGCCCATTAATAAGATTATCAATAATCTTATACTGGCTTTCAGTGGTAATAAGCAATATCCTATCACTATAAACAGTGTATTTTATATTTTCATTAAACAAAGATAAGGCAGATACAACATCTTCTTTGGAAATATGCTTAAATTTTATTATATAGTCTTTTAAAACTGGATTGTCTTCAACAGTTGGATTATATATCAGCAAAACGCTATCTTGTATCAAATAATCAAGACCATTAACATTTAAAATATCTTTAAGCAACTTAGAAAAAGTATCAGTATTGCTTAGATCAAGCGTAGGCAAAAATACATCAAAGTTGGTATCAACATTACCACTAATAACAATATTTTTACCAGTTATAGAACTAATCTCACCTAAGAAATCGTTAAAGGTAATGTTACGATATTCCAGGGCGGATAAACTACTTGAGAGTAGGAAGCATAGAACTAGAATCAGTCTTTGGAGATTTTTCATTTGCAAACCCTTGTGATGAATTTTCTAAGCTTTTTAAAACCCTTTCAAAATCTGCATGGCAAGAAACAAAGTAATCAATGTAGTTGCCTGACTTCTTATCTTGTAAGAATATATGGCAGTTTGAGAAAGAAAGAAGTTCTAAGAAGCTATCTAAAGATAAATCAATGGAGTAATTTCTAAATTTACAACCGCTTGGAAAGCAAGTTATCCTTAGATAGATTCTATTGTTATTAAAAATAGTGGTGTTTATATCTGAACTATCTACACTATTTGAAATTGTTTTAGGCTCTTTAGAATTAGAAGTATTTAAATCAACAAACCTAGTATCTTGAATAGTTGATTGAGCTTGATCATGTTTAGGCTCTAGAAATTTATATATAGCGTAAGAAGCTACAATAAAAATTATTAAAAATAAAATCTTTTTAGTTGCATAGCTTTTATAAATTTCATTAGATCCACTACTATATAAATTTGATATTTTTTGATTAAATTTCAAATTCTCGGAATTAATAAGGTTGTCATTTACTTGCGATGAAGTGCTATAAACTTTATACTTAAAAAGCTTGCTAAAAAGCCTTTTGCCACTAGGCTGGGCCATATACATTAATTCAGTATGAACTAAATACTCTCTATTTGTCTGACGTTTAGACTGGAAAAGAAAGATAATATCAATCCCAAAATGTCCGTGATAGCTTAAAAACCTACCCAAGCTATCATTAAACGTTTTAGTAAAGGTGTTATAGGCTTCATCGAGAACTATTAAACAATGATGATAATTTTCATATATGCCACTTTTTAAGGCATATTCATCATAATTATCTACATTGTCTAAAAAGCCATTTTCGTATTGAGAACTAAGCGTATATTCTTGACTAACCGCAGTAAGAAAATCATTTTTATCATATTGCTTTACAAAGCCATCGAAATGATCAAATTTTAAACCATTGATATTAGTATAAATAAATCTATACTTTGATTCGCCTTTTAAGTGCAATTCATACTCATCATTTATTAAATGAACTGCTTTATAAGTTTTTCCAGAACGTGGCGGACCAATAATTAAACTAAGCATGCTATCTACTCATTAAAGTTAATAGATCGGTTATGATCTTTGTCATATTAGCCCTAACATACAAGATAACCCTATAAAGCTGGAGAGCAAAGAAAAGGCTAAGAATAGATATAAATAAAGTCATAGCAGTAGAAAAAGCAGAAGCTAAACCGCTTTGGTGTAAAAACTCCATAGCAGAATTTAGAACAGTCTGATTAGGCAAGCCACCAAAAGAACCGCTAACGCTAGAGCCATAATCAAACATTTTAGGGATATACTCCCTAAGTAAATTCCAAATTTTCATAATAAATAAAATGGCATATCCAGCAAAAGCAATAAGAAAAGCCACAAAAGAAGCATAAATAGGCACAACAAAGGCTAAAATAGTATTTCTTATGCCAATTTTCTTTACTAGAAATTCAATAATATTGACTATAAAGCCACCAACCGCACCGATTAACCATTTCATGATTCACCACCTACCCTAAAGAGATATTTCAAAGAAAACATAATGATCTCGAAGCTAAACCAAATCGTGAAAAATAGAGTAAGAATAGACTTATAAGGAGAAACAAAACGACAAGGATCAATCTCAAATAAATTCTTAGTATTACTACCAGGAGTTGGACCACTAATAGTAAAAGGACAAGTTCCTTTAGGAATATCAGGGGCATCAATGCCTTTATTAATAATATCAAGCGACTCGTTAAAGTTATTCATTAAGTTGTCAATATCGCCCTTAAAGTTGTTTAAAAAATTAAAGGCGTCATTAACAGATACATCAAATTTAGTAAGCTCGCTTTGTAAAGAAGCAAAAGAAGTAGCAGTATTAACATTAGGCTCATAATTCCATTGCTCTAGCTGTTGATTTTTGATAGAAGTCAAAGTATCGTTTATTGTATCAAGCTTGGCACCATTTCTATTTATAGCTTGCTCCAAAGAGCTTAAATCGATAGACTGGGTAGGCTGGGAAGGTGTAGTAGTAGATGATGAACCGCCACTACTTGAATTAGACGAACTACCACCAGATGAACTTGTTGATGTGCTATCTTTTGGAATAGAATTAGTTACATTATTACCTGAATCAATAGTATTAACATAACCAGTAGAAAATTTACTACTACCGATTGGGGTCTTATAAATATAAGAATAAGTTACATCTTGAACTTTAGAGCCACTTGGATTAGTAGTTTCTACAACATCTACATCAATAACACTTTTATCAGGGGTAACAATATTACCTTTATAAGTTGATTTATTGCCAGCATTGCTAGTTTGCTTAATTGTCATGGGCAAATTTGGAGTTGGTTTATCAGAAGCTTTAAACATAGTATTTAGATCATAATCAAGATTTATGTTTTTAACTTCATTGGGAACGGTTATTTCTTTTGTAGGGATAGGCTTAGACATATCCTTTAGCTTTGCGGTAATTATTGTATTATTCTCAAGTTTTGAAATGGAAGCATCTTTAGGCAAATCAAATTTTCTTAAATTTGGCGAAACGTCAGCAGTTACTTGGGGTGATTTAACTATATTCGATGAAGCTGAAGCAGTGGCATCAAGCTTGCCAGTTTCTTTAAAAGCGCTGTTAAAAACAATTGCATTATCATCAACTGGGTTAAGGTTAAAGACTGGCTCAGGACCTGCAACAGTAGCCTTAACATCAACTATTTGGGGGCGATATTCTAATAAATTTAAGTTAGTAGGTTTGGCACCGCCAGAGAAAAGACCTTTAAAAAAAGAACCCAAAGAGCTAAGACCATTTTTAATAGCGCTAATAGGTAATGGGATATTAAAACCGCCCAAAAGGAAAAGGTCATTATTAAGCTGTCTTTCAGAATTAATTTTATAAAGAGTAAGAGTTGTATAACAACCTTCAGGGAGACTCATACAACTAGTTAATTCATAATGGTCATAAACATCAACACAATCATGATAAATCATGCCATATGATGCACACTTAGTTCTATCAATTTTTGGATCAGGTAAGCACTCTTCAACAATTTTATCCCTTAAAAGAAGCTCTACCTTTCTTTCATTGTAGATCATAGGCTTAGGACACCAATCAGGGCGCTTAATCTCTGGCTCACATTGCCCAGTTTCTTGATTAAAAATATGATCTTTTGGACAAGATACACACTGTTTAGTTTTTAAATTAAAAAATTGATCAGCAGAACACTTAACAGGCTCTTCACGAGAAAAAGTAACTCTATCAATCACAGTATAATTACGAGTTTTTCTAGAACCAAAACAACCAAAACTATAACTATCAAAACCAGGAAAAGACTGAATAAAACCAAAACAACCATTTTTAGAAGTTCCATAAGAAAAATAAATAGTTCCATGCTCGAGATAAGCACCAGCATTTAAAGAATCACCTAAATAATAAAAAGTATCAACAAACATTACATGAAAAATATTATAAAAATTTTTTTCAGCAGATTTAAAATAAAAATAATTTTTACCTTCTAAAAAACCAACTTCGACGCCTGAAACCTTTTCAAATCCTTTCACAAAGTCATCACGAAAAACATTAACACTTTGATTTTCAGCAAAAGAAAGAGAGATTATCAAACTAAGCAAACAAAAAATTTTTACAAGAAATTTCATTACAAATCCTTAAATACCTGACGCCCTGCGGTTGTCGCTTCATTTTTATTCTGCGAAAAAAATGAAGTGTAAAACGCTTCGCGTGCTATAAAAAACTACTTAACGAAAGAGAGAGCTATGACGTATACGAATATAGGAATAAAAAAGAGAGCAAAAATATTTAAGAAATAATTAAAAACATCATTATTGAAAACTTCGATCATCGTGTAGCTCCGACTATAATTAACCCAATAAGAAAAGAAAATGCTATAAGTATCGCAGAAAGACCCATTAAAAAATTAAATTGATATTCATATACACCTAAATTTGGAAGTAAATCATTTTTTTGAATGTAGCAAATATTAGTTTCAGTGTTAAAAAGATAGTTTGTTTGAAAATTAGAAAAAGAGTAATCAGAAGTAGAAACGCTATCATCAAAATTTATTAAAAATACTTTTTTATCTTTTATGTAGAAATCTTTAACGCAGATATTTAAATTAGGGATATATATAGCATTTTCTTTCATTATTTTAACCTTACAAGGGGAGTTAAAGCCCCCCCCTAATACTTACTTAATGAAGCCCTTAACTCTACGAGCAATCATAAAGATGAAAGCGACAGCGATAACACCAGCAAATACGTAGTCAAATAAAGCATAGTCAGCTTTTAATGGCGTAGTTGGAACTACTGGAGCATCACCAGCGAAAAGAACAGGAGCTGAAAGCAATGTAGAGCCAACAACAGCAACTTTAACCTTAGTAGATTCTAGAAAATTTTTAACTTTTTCCATATCTAACTCCTTTTTAAAAAATAGAGATCAATCTCTACAAAATTTAAAAAGATAAACTTTGTAGAAATTGAGAAAGGCGGGAGAGTGGTTTGCTACTCACATTAAGGCATAGCCCCCGCTTTTAATTATTTAGACGACTTTGATGTTTCTTTCAAAAAAGGATTTTCATTGAAAACTTGGAAACTTAAAGTTTCATCAGGGAACATATATGCACCATTACGAGTATTAATAAAACGATATGGAACAGCGATATATTTGCCTTTTACAGAATCAAATTTTGGCTTAAGAGAAAAGTCATAATTGATAGTTTCAGTTGATTTAACAAGATAGCCATGTTGATCGCGACTTTCAAAAGTGATAGTTACGTCGATAGACGATGCAACTTCACCAGTTTTCTTGTCGATGCGAGAAATCGGACGAACTTCGTCACAAAAGCCTAAAAGATAAGTGTACATGTGTAGCTCCTTAAAAAATATTTTTTGTAGCTAAGTATTTTAGGGGCAGAGCTACACCACCCCCAACAGTTTTACAACGTATTAAGGTTGTAACAAACAAGCCCCTAAACATCTCTACTCTGTTGCGGGCGGTAAGTTAAGTTATAAATTCATAAGATATTGCTAAAATCCTCTTGCTTAATTAGAATTATTGCAATTTCTTAAAAGGAATTATTGCATAATAATTATAAAACAAATCTTAAATATTGGAATAATTTCAAGAAATGAACAAAAGAGAAGTAGCCGAATTCATCGGAAAAGATATAAAAACTATCTATAACTGGGAAAAAAATAACCCAAACCTATACAAAATACTAGAATTTTATTTTCAAAAAGAAAGTGAAATAAATCCAACGCATAAAGAGCTAATAGAGCTATTTGATAAGTTAAGTGAAATGGAACAACAATTTTATTTATCAGACATAAGAGCAAGAATACTAAAAAAAGAAATAGGTTAATAGAGTGAGAATACTAAAAACTTTATTATTGCTTTGCATTTTTTTAATTGCTGATCCCATAGAAATACACATAAATAAAAACAAAAACTACAACAAATACATAAAAGATTTAAATTTAGTAGGCGACTGGAACATACAAACGGAGAGATACTTTATAGATTTTATACTCACAGCAGGCAGTAACTGGGATATAAGTTTTGAGAAAAATCACGAAATTTTACTTGATAATCAACAAAGACAAATGTTTTGGAAATACGACAACGAAAAAGGAAAAATAAGCATCTACAACAAAAAAGAAATAACCATATACAGCGGAGATGAAATAATTTTAAAAGAATACATAGGAAATAAATGCTTTAAAGCAGAACTAAACAAAAACCACCAAATAAAAATGTGTAAAACAAAAGGAACAATAGTAAATAACGTAAAAGACTTGATAAAAATAGAAATGAAATAAAGTATATAGTATTCAAATCCCTCTCTGTCCGCCACCACTTATAAACAATTACCAACTTTTGCAAACATTGAGCTACGATTTTAACGTTATTTTAAAACCTTTATTCAAAAAATTACAAACAATAGCAAACTATTATTATCTTAACTTTTTAGCTGACTGTTTGGCTGACTAGCTCAAAAAAATAGCCAAAATATTCTGTCTTAATCAGTCAAAAAATACAAATGCCTAAACCCTCATGCCAACCGTGATCACACAATTTAAAAATTAAAGCCGATAAAGTCTTGTTAAAAAGATAGCCATGACGCATACAAGCTCTAAAAGCATAAAAGTCTTAATAAATTTAAAAGAGAAAACTATAAGGATAGCACTTCATAGTAATTTTAAAAAATAGCCCTTTTCTTACTATGAAATTTAATCTAAAACAATAGGAATTTTTAGTTAATAAAAGTTGATTTGCTATTAAAATTTGAATTAAAAAATCAAGGGCATTGCGCCCTTGAAATTATGATCTAACAGGTGAAAGATAAGGTTTTTCAGAGTGCATAGACATCTCGTTTT